ATACCGCCAGGATCACTAGCGGAGCAAATTCAACATTCCCCGAACAAGGGGGAGAAACCAAAATGGAATTTATGGCCAACGCCTACGGCGTCAATGATGCCATCGGAAGGGTCAATAGGAAGATACAGGAAACTGGTGGATCAGGGAGTATTGACGAAAGAGGAAGCGGAACAAATGCAAATGGGTTCTCTTACTCCAGCAAGAATGAAACCCTGGACTCCGAAAATGTGGGAAACACCATATCAAGGGATGCACAAACAAGATGTGGAGAACAAAGAATATCATCTGAAAAGAAAAGAGAAGAAAAAACAACTTGGCCTTCCAGGTCAAGTACATTTGGAATCAACAACCTCTGGGAAACTGAACCCAACGTGGGTCGAGTGGTTAATGGGATACCCCACAGGGTGGACAGACTTAAAGCACTCGGAAACAGCCTCGTCCCTCAAATCCCGTTCTACATCGGGCAATCAATTATCCAAACCCTCAATGTGGAGAACGCCGACACAGCAGGACAGCAGGATAGGTCCGAATAACAAGGGCGGCTATCAGCACAGAAAAAAAAGGGGGTCAACAGCTTTGGCCGATCAAGTTCTTTTTGAACATAAATGAAAATAACGATACCCTACAAGCCAAGAAAACATCAGTTAGAAGTTCACAAGAACTTAAAAAGATGGAATGTACTGGTGGCACACAGGCGCTTCGGAAAGACATGCCTAGTCCTGAATGAAATATTAAAAAAATGTATGCTGAATACATTGCCAAGTCCCAAGTATGGATATATCGCCCCTACGTACAGAATGGCGAAACAGGCGGCATGGCAATACTGCATAGACTACACCGAAAAAATTCCTGGTGTGAATTATCACACGACAGAGCTTCGCGTTACTCTTCCTGGAAACAGGACGATACAAATGTTTGGTTCTGACTCCTACGATAATTTAAGGGGACAGAGATTTGACGGAATCGTGGTGGATGAAATTGCGATGATGCCCCCCGACATATGGACAGTTTTAAGACCCGCTTTGGCGGACAGGAAAGGGTGGCTTATAGCCATAGGAACTCCCGCTGGCCATAACGCGTTTTTTGATCTGTATGACAACGCCGTTAATAATTCTGATGAATGGTACTCCGCTATTTTTAAGGCGAGTGAAACAGGTATCATTGATGAGGATGAATTAAACGCCGCTCGCAAGATGATGAGTGAGGAACAATACGAACAAGAATTTGAAGTATCTTTTGATGCAGGTGTTCTTGGTGGTATCTACACTCGTTCTTTAACGAAGGCACAAGATGATGATCGCATTACTAAAATAGAATACGATGAAAATTACAAAGTGGACACGGCATGGGACCTTGGAGTTGGAGATGCGACAAGCATATGGTTCTTCCAACGTGTGGGAAACAGAATACACTTAATTGATTATTACGAAAATACAGGAATGGGCTTGGACCATTATGTAAAAGTATTAGCCCAAAAAGGGTATCAATATTCAAACCATTACGGACCCCATGATTTACGGCAGCGTGAATTATCAAGCGGTAAGTCTAGGTATGAAATTGCAAATAATTTAGGACTCTATTTTACAATCGTTCCTAAATTATCCATCGAAGATGGTATCAATGCAACGCGTATGATTTTTTCTCGTATGTGGTTTGATCGGGATAAATGTAAACAGGGTATTGAAGCAATGCGACAGTACCAATGGGAAAGAAACGACAGAACAGGACAACTGTTAAATAAACCAAAGCACTCATGGGCGAGTCATGCTTGTGATGCCCTGCGCTATATGAGTGTAGGAATGAATGAAACAAGTGATTTTAAAAATAAAATTAAATATAAAAACATGGGTATTGTATGAAAACTACTTCAGCTCTTGCGTATGTAGGACATAATGCAAATGGAGATAGGGAAAAAGATGATTTTTATCCAACACCAATTAACGCAACACAATCTCTTTTAGATAAACAAAAATTTGAAGGCAATATTTGGGAATGTGCTTGTGGCAATGGTGCAATGTCAAAAGTTTTAATTGACAATGGTTATGATGTATATTCATCAGATTTAATTGACAGAGGATATGGAGAAACAGGAATAGATTTTTTACAATCAACTAAAAAAGTTGATAATATAGTAACAAATCCTCCTTTTAATTTAGCAACAGAATTTACTACACATTCTTTTACATTAGCAAAAAAGAAAGTAGTTATGCTTTCTAAAATTTCTTATTTAGAAGGCATCAAAAGACGAGAACAAATTTTTAATAAAAAAAAATTAGAAAAAGTTTTAATTTTTAGTAGGAGAGTTCCATTTAAAAAAGAATCAACTAATAAATTAGCAGGAGGTTTAATGGCTTTTGGATGGTTTATTTATGATGTAAATTATAATGGATTTCCAACAATAGAATGGATTTAAAATAATAATGAGAATGGATTTAAAATGGTAATGCCAACAAAATATAACAAGCAAATGGTTAAGGATATTTGCGATAGACTAGCCAATGGAGAGTCTATTCGTTCAATATGCCGTGATAAACAGATGCCTGATTGGGAAACGATACGAACTTGGCTTCGAAAAAAAGAAGGATTTCAAGAAGAGTACAGTAGAAGCAAGCAAGAGGGCATAGAATATATGCTTGGAGACAATAGGGCGAAGGCATTAGAGACATTGGAACGCGCAAAAGAGGGAAAAGGCAAAGTGGGTTTGGAAGAAACGCATATTTTAAAGCTCTTAATGCACGATACGCATTGGACGGCAGGTAAATTAGTTCCCAAAGTGTACGGAGACAAGACACAGCAGCAAATTACAGGCGCGGATGACGGACCATTGCACATAAAGTGGGAAGATTAGATGGCCAGAATGAGAAATTCAGAAGTTTTAGCGCTTCTGGGACAATTATTAGAAAATTCCATTGGATTTTTAGAAGGCACAATAGGGTCTGAACGCAGAACCGCCTTTAAATACTATTTAGGAAAGCCCTATGGCAACGAAATTGAAGGTCGTTCCCAAGTAGTAACGCAAGATGTGCTGGAAGTTGTTGAAAACATCCTTCCTTCCTTGCTGCGCATCTTCACAGCGGGAGAACAAATTGTAAAATTTGACCCACAAGGTCCCGAAGATCAGCAAATGGCGGATCAATGCACGGATTATGTCAATTATATTTTTATGAAAGACAATCCTGGCTTTATGATCCTCTATACCATGTTCAAGGACGCCCTTTTACAGAAAAATGGCTTCGTCAAGCACTACTATAGGGAAATTGAAAAAGAAACTAAAGAAGAATACGTCAATTTAACCGATACGGAATACACATCACTCCTGATGGCTGAAGATGTGGAGATTTTAGAGGATTTTGAAAGAGAAACAGAAGCGGAACGCGGAACTGAAACCTTACATGACGTTAAAATCATAAGAAGAAAAAAAGAGGGACGTGTAGTTGTAGAAAACGTAGCCCCAGAAGAAATGTTTTGCTCTAAAAATGCAAAAAGTTTAACTGATGCACAATTTATCGCACAAAGAGTTATAAAAACTAGAGCTGAAATTATAGCAATGGGTTTTGATAAAAAACTCGTAGATAAACTTCCTAGTTACAGCGATGGTTTCTACAATCAAGAACACACCGAAAGAGAACTATATCAAACTGAATCTCCTGATACGGAATATCAAAGTATAGATAAATCAACAGACTATGTTCGTCTTGTTGAATGTTATACATACATTGATTACGAGAAAAAAGGAAAACCAACTTTACGCAAAATTACCATGGGCGGTAATGAGTCTATCATTTTAGATAATGAGGAAATAGATTACATTCCTTTCTCCATGGTAACACCAATTCCTATGCCGCATTTATTCTTTGGAATGAGTGTCGCTGATTTGGTTATGGATTTACAGTTAATGAAATCAACTGTTCTTCGTCAGACGATGGACAACATGTATTTGCAAAACAACGCAAGGCATTTAGTTATAGACGGACAAGTTCAACTTGATGATCTTATAACTTCACGTCCTGGTGGAATTGTGAGAACAAAAGGTCCAGGAGCCGTAACGCCATTAGCAACTCCTTCGTTCTTGAATGAAGGTTTGGCAATGTTGGAAAAAATAGACCAACTCAAAGAAGCTAGAACTGGCATTTCACGTTCCCAGATGGGAGCGGACCCCAATACAATTCAAAAATCACACACGACAGCCACAGGTGTTAATGCTTTAGTTAATGCAGCAACACAACGCATAGAACTTATTGCTCGCATCTTTGCAGAGACAGGTGTGAAAGATTTATTCAAGTGCATCATGCAACTTATAATAAAGTATCAGGACAAATCACGCATTATTAGACTTCGCAATAATTTTGTTGAAATGAACCCTGCGGATTGGTCTGATAAGGATATGGACGTTTCCATCCAAGTTGGATTAGGAACGGGCAATACCGATCAGCGAGTTAATCTACTTTCTCAAATTTTACAAATACAGCAAATGCTTGTTAAAGAAGGTGGGTACGGAAGATTGGTTGATGAAAATAAAATTTATAACACATTGGAAAAATTAGTTGTCAACGCGGGTTTCAAATCGGCAGAACCTTTCTTTGTTGATCCTTCTACAGTTCCTCCTCCTCAGCCACCAGACCCAATGAAGGAAAATCCTTTATTGATTGCTGCAATGGCAGAGATAGAAGCGGGTAAAGAAAAAGCCATTGCTACTATTCAGCAAAAACGTGAAGAGATGATGGTTGATATGAAAGTTAAAATTTTAGAACTTGAAACCAAACTTAAAATTGAAGCGGAAAAAAATGATTCAGCGGAATTACGCAAAGCTGCGGACATTGAAAATACAATAATGCAAACCAACAGCATGAATCAATCAAGGACTCAAAATGGCACAGAATAGTTATTTAACAAATTTATTGGGAATAGACTCTAGTGGCGTGGGACAGACACGCTATGAATATACCCTTCCTATTTTTAATGAATTATTATCCAAAGGTTTAAGTGAAGATCAAATTACGGGATATGATGAAGATTTTGGAATTTTTAAAAAATTTCCTTATAAATCAATAGCTGATCCTCAACAAAATTACGCGCAATATGAAGTGGTTCCACAGGTTAATGTTTCTGACGAGGAAGAGGAAGAAGAGGAAACTGAAATTGATTACAGCAATGTACAAAGCGGAAAAAAGGATTCAGACAGTTTTGACACAATTTCTACACAGAAATACGGAACAATCAGGGACAATGTACCTGAAACCCTAAACATATCTGGCGTTCCACTCAATGACATGACGGAACAGGAGTTAATGGAATACGGCATACGTAAAGGATATATTGATAAGGATACAGACGAGTTACTT